AAAAACAAAAGCAATCAAGAGTTCTAATCAAGACTACCTAAACACACTACGAGGAGAAGACTTAACAACAAGTCTGAAAGCGTTAACTCTGGCGAGTCAGACAGCTTGGGGTGTAAATCAATTTGTATTAGAAACTCTTGAATACTGTTGGGAGGAACGAATAGAGGTTGGTTCATTAATAGATAGGGAGCTTGCAGAACTGCCAACAAAACCACTCGATATAGATACCAATAAGGAAGCACGAAAGGAGTGGAGATACTTAGCTTCTTTAATCCATGATATGAACGCACAGAATATGGTCAAGCGTTATCAGATACTATCTATGATTGATACAGCAAAAAGATATTGTGACGAAAAATTTTATCACGTTTATCAATTTGATTTTACTGGTCGTATGTACCCACTAACTGCACACTTCCACCCACAAGGTAATGACATAGCAAGAGGGCTGCATAGATTCCATGAAGGTGCAGAGATAAAGACTAAGCATGATGCAGATTGGTTAGCTATAGCAGGTGCAAATCATTGGGGTATGAGCAAACATACATACGAAGAAAGATTGGAGTGGGCTTACATAGAAGGAATTGATCTAGCTCTTGAAGTTTATAAAGACCCAATAGGTAATGTTGATATATGGGGTAAAGCTAAAGAGCCATTTCAATTCTTGGCTTGGTGCAGAGAGTGGGCTATGTTTCAAGACTTTGGATTACACAGAGGTTTTATATCCCATCATGTTTGTTGTCTTGATGGTACTAATAATGGCTATCAACATATAGCAGGTCTTATATCTAATCAACATCTAGCTAACAAAGTTAACCTACAAAATGTTAAACAACCACAAGATTTATATAAACAAATTCTTGATGTTCTCTTGATGCTACTGAAGTATGACAAGGCAGAACAAGCACCAATCTGGTATGCACACAAAGATAAGTTAACAAGAAAGTTTATAAAGAAACCTGTACTTATGATTCCATATAACTCAACTACATTCGGCATAGCAAACTACATAGAAAGATACTTTGTAAATGAAAATGTTTTTGTTGCAAAAAATTTTAAGAATAACTTTTATCTCGCAACCATGATTGAACAGGCAGTTCAGTATGTAACCCCAGAAAGCTATGAAGTATTGAAGTACTTGCAGACTACAGCCTTATGTTTTAACAAAGAGAACAAACCAATCTCTTGGCATACACCATCAGGGTTTCTTGTTCAACAGAACTACTACAAGAATGATGTTAAAAGAGTAAAGACTAAACTAAGTAACTCAAGTGTCAGGCTTAGTCTTGCTGAACCAGATACAACTAAGGTAGATAAACGTAGACAGGCACAGGGTTTTCCTAGTAATTATATACATAGTCTTGACGCTGCACATTGTCACATGAGTTTAGTAGAAGCAAGCAAGCATGGACTAAAAAACTTTTGTGTCATACATGATTGCTATGGAAGCCCTGCATCTGAGCTTCAAAGGTTTATCGAATGTGTAAAGCAAAGTTTCTTTAACATTTATAGTGACAACAATTTAGATAATTTATACCACCAAACAACACAACAACTAAGTGATACTAGCAAGTTACCTTCGGCACTAGATATGGGAGACTATAACATTACAGATGTGTTGACAGCACCATATATATTTACATAGCTAGAGATCGAGGTATAGTTAAGGAACGTCTTTTATAGACGCATTAAAACGGAAACCAAACCAAGAGAACAAACATGGAAGAACTCAAGCCTGAGACTATTAAGATAGTCACACCAAATCCTACTAACTTTAGGTATTCATATCTTGTAACCCCTGACGAGTACAAGGGTATCAAGAAATATAAAGCAGAGTGTCTTATCAAAAAAGGCATAATGATGAAAGATAGTATGGGTCGAGAGGTTGATGCAGTAGAACATATCTACTCACAGCTAGAAGAACTACTAGAAAGATGGAAGGTTTCATTAAAGGAATACTATCCAGATAGAAAGTTTACCCTTACCAAAAATAAGTTTGGAGAACCTTCTCTTCCTTATTACTTAGAAGATGAATACCTAGTCATCAAGACAAGTAAGAAGGCAGGTGGTGTAAAACAAAATGGGGATATATGGACTAATCCACCTGTTACTTTCTGGGCTAATGAAGACCCTTTACGTCTTATGACAGACGAAGAAAAGAAAGAGTATGAAAAAATTAGTCCTATGACAGAAGGGCAGATGTCTATGAAGTGTAGTGGCTATGACGCAGGTGCTAATGGTGTCGGTATTAGATGCCAACCTTTACAAGTCATAGTTAGAAATCATGTTGAGTGGACAGGCAGCCCAGACTTTGAAGCAGCACCACCAAGTAGTTATGAAGAAAAAAGTACTGCGTCAACAGCAGCCGACTTCTAAATACAAGAGCAAGTTTGAAGCTGCTTTTGCCGACAGTTTACACAAAAAGAAAATTAAATTTACTTATGAAACTTTCAGCATTGACTACACAATTAGTTACAGCTACAGACCAGACTTTATCCTTAATGATTTCTATGTTGAAACGAAAGGGTATTTTTCCTCTGAGGACAGAAGAAAACATCTTGTTATTAAGAAGACAAGACCCGAACTAGACATCAGGTTTTGTTTTCTAAATAGCAAGACCAAACTAACCAAAGCAAAGAACTCTATCTCTTATGCCAAATGGTGTGAGAGACATGGGTTTCTCTACTGCGATAAATTTATTCCTACTGAATGGTATGCCTAGCTTTCCTTTACCACCCAACCCAGACATAGGTTGTGTAATGTTTGATGATTACAGAAATATGTGGATAGTATTTAATGGCAAAGAGTGGGTTGATGTAAACCTTAAAGAACACAACTGTACTTTAAATGAAAAGCCAATACAAGATTAAAGAAGTTTGCCCTGAGTGTGGCAAGAAAAACTGTGCTGTCTTTAGTGATGGACATAAACATTGTTTCACTATGGATTGCGGTTACACCTACTACCCAAATAAAAAAGAAAAAAAAGTGACCACCAAAATTATTCCTATATACAAACCAAATCCAAAGCTGTTGAAGGTAACACCGATAGCTTTACCTAAACGTGGAATCACTAAAGAAACTTCAGAACTATTTGGTTATGGACAGGCAGAGTACAGAGGACAGCCAGTACAGGTAGCTACATACAAAGACCAGAAAGGTAATGATGTTGCACAGCATATACGCTTTCAAGATAAGAAGTTTATATGGATAGGAGATATGTCAAAGGTACAGCTATGGGGTCAGCACTTATGGCGACAGCATGGAGGTAATGGTTCTGTCTTCTTAACTGTATGTGAAGGAGAGATAGATTGCATGAGTGCTAGTCAGATACAAGGTAATAAGTTTCCTTGTGTGTCTATACCTTCTGGTGTGCAATCAGCAGCTAAGTATTTAGCAGCAAACTACAAATGGCTTGATACTTTTTGTCGTATTGTTATTTGTTTTGACAATGATGACGCAGGTAAAAAAGCAGCAGAAAAATGTATGGAAGTTTTACCAAAGGGTAAAGTTGCCATAGCAAGACTAGATCGTAATGATATAAACGATCATCTTGTATTAGGAGAAGGAGAGCTAGTCAAGGATAGATTATGGAAAGCTAGACCAGTAAGACCTGACTCTCTTATCAATGCAGCAGACGCTTGGGATTTATTTACCAAAGAAACAAGTAAACCTATATCAGACTTTCCATTTCCAAAGCTGAATGAATACACAAAAGGTTTGTTTCCTAGTCAGATATTTACAGTAGCTTCCGCAAGTGGAGCAGGTAAGTCCACGATATGTAGAGAACTATGCCACCACTTCTTAAAAAGAAACCTCAAGGTTGGTTACATTGGGTTAGAAGAATCAGTACAAAGAACTCTTCAAGGTCTTGTAGGTATTGACTTAAATATTCCTTTGCACTTAAATGAAGATGGCATAAATAAAAATGATCTGCGGATTGCGTTTGATAACCTCACATCAACACGCAATCTTTTTTTATACAACCACTTTGGTAGTCTTGAACCTGATGTATTGCTTGAACAGATAAGATACTTAGCTACTGTTGATGGAGTTAAGGTAGTTATACTCGACCACATTAGTATAGTTTTGTCAGGCTTAGAGTTAGACAATGAACGCAAAGCAATAGACATAATAATGACCAAGCTAAGAAGTTTAAGTGAAGCTACTGGTATAGCTATTGTATTGGTTAGCCATTTACGCAGACCACAAGGACAATCCCATGAGTCGGGCAGAGAGGTAGATACTTCAGACTTGAGAGGTAGCCATAGTCTTCTTCAACTATCTGATGTTGTACTATCTGCATCAAGAAACCAGACAGGAGAAGCTAGTGAGAGACAGCGATTACAACTCAAGGTGTTGAAATCAAGACATACTGGTATGACAGGAGAAGTAGATAAATTATTGTACGACCAGAAGACAGGTCGGCTTGTTGTATATGAGGATTTTATTTAGCTATGACTTTACTTATTGATGCTGATTGGTTGATCTACAA